TGGATTAACAAACATAAAAAGCATGTCGACATTTGCTTTAAGGCCAAATGTCTTAAGTGGTGTCTGGCGAGCGAATATAACGAAGATGAACTTATTTGAAATTTACTTAGACAGAAGTATTAATCGAATTGTAATTAATACCGATGACCCTACACTCCACTACTTCCTAGAGACGAAGACTAGTGATTATCAATATATTCCATGGCGAAAAGAATGGGGCTATGTTGATAAGACTGTAAAGATCTACGATCCTGGTCGACATTCTAAAGGTAATGGAACGTTTCAATACATATTAGGGATCGGATGGGCATGTTACTTACTTGGAATTTTTAAAGATAGAATGAGCACTGAGGATTATAATAACATCCTCAACTCATGTATCTTGGCGGATTCCTTTAGAACAACACCCTTCAAAGAACTTAGAGATTATCAAAACGATGACGTCTTGTTTTTATTGCGATATAGAGTTGGTCTTATGACCGTGAACACGGGATTTGGTGCCCGAAATAAACAAATTTACGACTATGAAAAAATTAGCTAACGTTAGTAGAGAAGAGATGATTTCTTTACTAACACAGCAGGGACTCCTGCTAAGAGATATCTCTGAAAAACTAGAGGTAACTAGAAATACTTTAAAAAGCAGACTAAAAGAACTTAATATTAACTACCTAGACTATTCAGATTATCGAGCAAAATATAATGTCTTTATATTCGATAATATTGATACAGAAGCTAAAGCGTATTGGCTGGGATTTCTATATGCAGATGGAAATGTAAGGTCTGATGATAGTATTCATAATAATAATACGGTATCAGTAGAATTAAGTTTTGTAGACTATGGTCATTTAATAAAATTTAAAACTTTTATGGAAGACCAAAGATCGGATTCTATTATAAGAATCTGTGAAAGACCTGCTGCAAGTGGAAGAATGCTAAAATTTGCTACATATGATACGTGTAATGCCCATTTAAGACAATCGTTGATTAATGCCGGTTGTCTTCCGAATAAATCTAATATTTTAGAATTTCCTGATGAAAGCATATTTGCAACAAAGGATTTAATATATGATTTCATTCGAGGCTATATAGATGGAGACGGCTGTCTTTCTAAGACTGTCGGACACGGTAATAGGTTAGCTTTATCTATTCGTGGAACAAAGAATTTTCTTGAAGGTATAAGAAACTATTTTCCACAATTTACTAAAGTATATTCTGAAGTTGATAATAGAACAAAAACTGTACAACATAGACTGCTTTGTTGTTCTAATAAAGCTGATCAAGTTGCATATAAATTGTACGAGAATTCTAATATCTACTTAGATCGTAAATTTGATAAATATGCCACACTATGTAAATTACATCATAGTGAAAAATTGGGTAATAACGGTGAAGGCTGTGATGCTAATACCGTGATAACTGATTCGATTGCGGAAGGCGAGTCAGTATCGTAGAGCATAGGTAGTGAATAAATATAATCTACCCACGAGTACCCGACACTTTTATAGTGAAAATATATGCCGACCTACGGAGAAATAAAAGAATTCGTAGAACTATAGGATAAAAAGCCTATAGGATAACAAAGTGAAAACACAAACTATCGCAACATTAACAAATTACGCATACAAAACTCTAGGAAAACGCGTCTTAATAGTTTGTCCATCAAACAAGGCAAGAGACGAGCTTGTTAAAAGATGTAAAAGTGCTTTTGGATTAGAGGTAAGTGATTGTGATAAGAAAATCAATGGCAGTTTAGACTGCATGATTACATCAGGTATTACAAATTCCAAGAAAGTAAAAGATCCTGCTGTTTCGCATGAGTTTAAGAAACTTTTGGCGTCTTATGAATGGGTGTTGGTTGATGAAGTTGAATATACTATCAACCCAGGCGGAGAGTTTATTTATGATGCATGTACGGGGGCAGAAAGATTCTATGCATTTTCAGGAACTGCCGATAAAACAGCTGGTGAAGTTATCTCTTTCAAGGATGGACTAAGTGAAGTGGTAATTAGAAATAGAGGTCTGGTTAAGTATTTTGGACCATCTCTAATTTATAGAATGCCACTTAACATGGAAATTTCTTATGTACGCGTTAAAACTGAAGCTCTGGATAATCTATCCTTAGATAGAGACAAAATTGATACCACAGGAAATATTTATACTGAAATTATGTCTCAAATCTGGGGAAATCCTGGAGTATGCCAGACTATAATCAAGATATGTAAGCATTATAAACTTTGCTATATTCCTATTAATAACCTTGTGAATATTCTATATAATTGGATCGATAACTATTTCTTAGGTCAATTTAGAGTACTCTTGGTTTGTGGTGAGGGATATGTCTATTATGACCTAGATGGTTCTCGACGAGTTCTTGATGGACTTCAGGAAGCATGTGACTTAATTCGTGATGGAAAAGTTGATGTTATCCCGAGTACGTCGAGCGGGTTCCGTGCTCTCGATCTACCCGGACTAGAGAATATATGCCTGTTCGCAGGAAAGCTAGCAGGTGTAACACTCCAACAGATTGGTAGATGTGCACGAGGTAAACATATGAATGTGATAACCGTGGAACCATATTCGAAAAGAAAAATCCCTATCTATACGAATGGAGCAAAGGAAAGAGAAGATATGATAAGAGGGTACTATAAATATTGTACTTTCGAAGACGTAATCGTTGAAGAAAATAATTTATAAATGGAACTTGAGAATTCACTAGAACTTCTCTACGGCTGTTTTAATCAATATGCATTTGCACTAGCCAAAGAGAATATTGACGATATTAGATATTACTATGAAACGCGGGCCGCTACGTCTGGGAATCCGCTTATGGAATCTTTGTGTGCGGCGATCAAGAATTATGATCTGGATGCTATTGGTAAGCCCCTCTTTGAAAGTATCCTCATGAAGGGTGGTAAAACACAGGCTGAGGCTAATTACATCTTAGAGAAAATAATTCAATATAAGCAATATACTAAAGCACAAATAGCTCCTCTCAAAGAGACTATTATTAATATAGCGGCTAGTGCTAATATTAGTAAGTATCGTGAAATGGCTGATACGAGTCCTGCCGAGTTTATCAGGAAAATCAAAGACCTTGATTTCAAGACAAACAACATGGACTATCTCAGTACGAAATCTTTCGGGGACTTAGATATTAATTCAATTGTAGCAGATGCAAGCGATGATGTAATTCCTTCTAAGTTCGATTTCATTAATCAGTCATATCCTGGTGGAGGCTATAGTAAAGGTCAGCTAGTTATTATCTGTATGCCCCCAGGTCAAGGTAAGTCATTATTCTTAATGGAAGAGATTTTACATATGGCTTTATCAGGGAGAAAATGTTTCTACTATGCAGCTGGTGATATTAATTATCGAGACTTCATTATTCGTATGGGAGCTCAATTTACTGGCTGGACGTTTCGTGATGTAGCAGCACACTTAATGGAGGTCTATAACGGACTTAAAGAAGCTTTAGGTGATAACCTGGAAATCTGTATCACTCCTGCAGGTGTAGTTAGTGCAAGAGAGCTCGTTGATTTTGTTAAATCGAAGGGTTACTATGAAGTAGTCGGTGTTGACTATGATAGTAACTTGAAAATTGAAGCAAATGATTCTATGTATGATGCGTTTGGTCAGGTTTATATGACTTTATCAGAATTAACTGTAGATGATCAGCAAAATAAACTTCTATTTGTAGCAGCTCAGCCAAAAGTTAATGTATGGGGAGAACCTGTTATTAACTTACAGGATGTTGGTGAATCTAGTCGTAAACAGCATGCCGCTGACATGATCATTACTCGTGGACGTGAACCAAACAATCCTAACCATATCGCCCCAATGAAAATCGTTAAGAATCGTCGTGGTGAGACTGATATCCTAGCTTATAGTATTCGTTTAAACAATGGTCGAACTGTAGTAGTTCCCAAACAGGTTTATAGTGATCTTAAGAGTGTTACAGAAAAGAGAGATTTTAGTGAGAATGAAATTAATCAGATGGTTAATAATTTCTTAAGTAGTCGAAATAATGTAAGTAGAGATCTTCAAGCTCGCGGAGTAATAGGTGGTCCTCGTGCTGGTGGTCCTACACCGTTTTAAAAATGGAAAAGAAAATAAACGTATTAATAACATTGACTGGGAAAATAATCTCGGTCAATGCTCTTTATGGTTGTAGAATAGGTCGAGGACCGAGGGGAATTTACCCTCAGATGTATAAAGTCCCAGAAGCCAAACAGATGGAGCATGAGATTCGTGAGCAATGTAGAGCCATAGACTTCTCAGAACACCTTGGTTGGTTACGTGATTCTAAGTCCTTTGACCTGAATATACAGTTTGTTTTTAAGACTAATATAGGTAAGAGAGACTGTAGTAATGCATGTAAATGTGCGGAAGACTGTTGGGTTAAATTCGTGAAGGAGGATTTGGGGATAGATAACTACGATGATGCTAAGCACGCTCGAGTTATCCTAAGCAAAAGTATTATCCCTGGGGCAGATCACGAATATATATGTCTTCAACTTACCCCAAGCACGTTTAACATGAGATACGATCAGATAGATCACCCTGAACAGGCTGTAATCTGGGGAGATTGG